TTTCTGATCTAGGTTAACAACTCTGCAACGGATTCTTGCTGCAACTGAAGCACCGCTAACTGTTATTGAACTATCTGCAACAAGTTGAAGATTTGATGAAATTACTAAGCGGCCATCACCAGCCGCATATCCCATTACATCAGGCATTACATCATCCTCGGAATAAATGCCAGCCGCACCATCAATTACATAATGAGATTGTGAAACTAATTCTTCCGAGATCGGTGAAACTAATGTTCCAGTTGTAGAATCTAATACTTGTGCAGTAAATTGAGCATCACTAGCATTCATCAATGGTAGATAATTTGAGGCATTATACCAACCAAATTGCACTTCTTCAACCAAAAGTGCTTGCCCTGTTGGGGCATTGACATATTGAGATATGTCCAAGGTGGTAGATGCACCTGCATTCGTCAAGTTATTTATTTCAATTCCAATATAGAAACTAGAGGTCTTAATTCGGGCCATGATCTCTCTTGTTAGTTAATAGTTAATAATAGTTAATTAGAATAGGTATAGTATAGTATAGTATTACCGACATAAGGTGATATATCCTTATATCTGTACTATCTATCGGATGAGCATGGAGAAATTGAAAAAATGCCATTTATGCCGCCGCCCTAGATCTAAACAAGAGATAAGAATCTGTGATTATTGTCAAAAAAGAATCGTCAATCAAATGTTTTCAGAATATGGGGGTTATTTTGAATGAAAACTGATGACGAAAGAGTAATTGATCGGTTGCTTTCATGGTGTCCTGAATGTCAATCAAAATTAAAAATAAAAATTAGTTATCCTTTCAGGGATTATACAATGAGATTAGACATTAATTGTAATTATTCTTCTAGAGATGAAAGAACTGGAGAAGTTTGGAGATGCACATGGCAAGGAATCTACATGGAGATGAAAGAATGAAGTATATTTGGCGTGAATGTTGCAGTAAATGCGATATGCAATTAACTCATGTGGTGGCGAATAGATGGATATGTGGATGTGATGAAAATGAATGATCCAATGAAGGTTACAACTGTACGTCTTGAAGAAAAGCAACTTGATTGGATTCGTCAGAATCACCCTCAAAACCTGAGTCGGATTCTTAGAGATCACATTGATGATTTAATGCATAGAGCAACCCCTGTTAATTTCCATAATGCATGGCGTGAGAACGCTCAGAAATGTTACCCATATATGCAGGGGGGTTATTGCAGTCTTTGTTGGGTTGCAGGTATTCCCGACAAAGCGATTTGGCAACAATACATACGAGAGAATAAAGTTGGTAGTTATGGATCAATAACTTTTGATGAATGGTCTATCAATCGTCATAATAATCGTCAAACGATCTTAGATGATTGGAACGCTTCCAATCCCGACAAGATAGCCAAAAAGGAAAGCGGCGAGACAATTTCTAACGACTCTAGTATAATCAATAGGATCTTTAGATTCTTCAGACATTAGATCAACTCGTTAATATCAATGCAAACCCAAATCCAATTAAAGCGACCCCTGCAACTTCATCAATAAGAGGTAAAGGATCGGGAACTGAAAGAATTGTTACCCCTGCTTGAACGGCTTTTGATCCAATGTCTCTACGAACCGCCGGAGAAAAATTATTTTCTCTTGTAGTTTCCATTGGTACTGAAACTAATTCTGTGGCCGTACCGCCGCCCCCTGTGGATATTGGCGACATTGATGAATTGTTTTGTGAATATAGTGGGATAAAAGACGCATATTTTAGATATGCTTCTTCATCTAATGGATTTACCACGACACTACCCCTGAATTATTGGCTAAGGTAGCGAATAAGTCATTTGTATTAGATGGCTCAACAACTGAACCAATCAAAGAAGCTCGACAGTATGGGATATCAATACCTTGAACACGTTCTGCGGGTGTAGTGTCTGTTGAATCCATGAAACAATAAATCAATCTTGTATAATAGATATGATCTTGTGCAACTGCCGCCCCTGAACCAATCACATTACTGTATGCAGGTACTAAACGCCAATCAAGAGCAAACTCGGGCGAACTAGCTACATTCTGCATGGAATTATACTCATTACATATTCCATAGATCAACTGATTTTCATTTAACTTCGAACTAACGCCGGTTGTAGATGTAAATGAAGGCAAAGTCGGATTAGTTAGATTCATAATTAAACCAATATCATTGTCATCTAATTCTTTAGTTGTAAACAAATGATATTCTCTAAGAAAACCATATGGAGAAGGATTGCCTGTGCCTACTGTTTTATTTTGTCCAAAGTTACCCCTAATAGGTTCAGGCTGTTCAATTCTAATGGCTGTGGATTTCCACATCTTTTCATCTACTGTTAATCCTGAAATGTCTATTCTTTGTTTATTGTATAATGGGATCGGCCTAAGTCCAGCACCAATCCCGCCGCCATATATTTCCCAATTTCCATAAGCACCCCCAATAACAAGATTAGAAGATCCTTCAAATGATCCAGCAACAGACTCAAATCTTACCAACCCTGTCGTAGCAGTTAATTGAGTTGTGTGTTCAATTTTTCTTTTTGCCATTTATCTCATCCTCTTTGCTTTAGCATGGGCCGCTTTAACTGCCCTTTTGTAACCATCTTTTTTCCATGATCCATTCTTTTTCTTATGTTTAGGTGCTACTGATTTGAATGCCTTTGCATATTTGGCAGAATAGGCCGAGGGTGTTCTTTTAGGTGCGGGGTTGGCTTTCTTAGGAGATGATTTGCCACTACTAGCAACAGAAAGCCTGCCCCCACATTCTGAGCAATACTTAGCCATGTAATCACTCTGCAACTGATTGTAGAGCAAGAGCCATCCAGTCTTTCTGATCTAGGTTAACAACTCTGCAACGGATTCTTGCTGCAACTGAAGCACCGCTAACTGTTATTGAACTATCTGCAACAAGTTGAAGATTTGATGAAATTACTAAGCGGCCATCACCAGCCGCA